TCCATAAAAATTAAAATATCTGGCTTACCAAATGCTGCACGAGTTAAGTCTGTAGGACAAACAAAATCCACGATTACTGGTGCTACACCCTGTTTAGAGATTAGTCTTGCCATCTCTCCCATACGACGGGCCTGCTCAATTCTATCATCAGGACTAAACCCCAAATCTGAATTGACTGTTGCACGAACCTCGTCTGCATTAAGATGAATAGCATTAATACGCTCTTTTAGGGCCTTTGCTAATTCTGTTTTGCCAGAACCAGGTAGACCCATAATCTGAATAATCATCTTTATTCCTTAACTAATTTTGCTCGTTCATCAACAATGCTTATCATAAAAGACATCATACTGTTATATCCGTCTGGGATAGCCATAATTTTATTATAGTGGTGGCCACAAAACAAAAGGTCTCCACTTATGCCTGTAACCTTAACTAGGGCCTCAGCATTACATCTATCACATCGATCTAAAGGTGATAGCAGCCATTCTTGCTTTACTTCATCTTTAATCATTGTAAACATTATACTACCGCTTTCTGTTATCAGTGGAATAAAATCCACTACCGTTGAATACTGCTCCTACATTAGAGTATACACGAACCAGTGGTAGATTGCAAGTTTCACAACCATACCCTGGATCGTTGTCTTTAATAGATCTTTCTTTTGTATACCTTTTACCGCAAGGCATACAATCGTATTCGTACAATGCCATAGATTACTTCTTCTTTTTTGCTTTTACTGTCCAGATTGGTGCATTAAGTAGATCTCCGCCCCACTCATAACCAAGCGACTTAACAACAAATCTAATAATTCTAATACGCATTATTTAACGCCCTTTCCAAATTTAGCCCAGACTCTTTCGTGTAGGAAATATCCAAGTGCTTCCCAGCCTATGTAAATGAGAGCACCAAGACTTGCGTACTCCCACTCACCAGTAAACAAATAGATTACCCCAGCAACGCCAACAAGGTGAAAGGTTTCCCAACTTGCTGTTTTTAATAGTGTTCTTTTAGTTGATTCCATTACTGTTCAACTCTTAGCGCTTTGCTTCCACCGCCACCAGAAGACTTCTTTGCAGTGATAGCAGTTGGCGCTGGCTTCTTTGGCTTTGCATCCAACTGGATGTAATCAGAGCGATCATTAATATCAATATTTGAAGCAGATAACTTATTAAGTAATGGAGCATTTTCTTCTCCAGTATAAACTGGACGACCCCAACCAACTACTGCATTAATTAACTTCTTTTTGTTATTCTTAACATATGCACGAGTCTTTTCTACGCACATTCCGCCATTGCGCTGATCTCCCTTGGCAGTTCCTGAAGTATTTCCTTCAATAACTTGGATTGTTCCATCACCATTGTTCTTGATGCAAAGACCAACATGTGAAATACGATTTACACCATCATCTGGGAAATCAAAAAAGATCCAGTCTCCTGGTGTTGGCTCATCATTACGAGCATCTGCCCAACGCTTTTCTTTCTTAAACTGATCTGATGCTGCTACTGTTGATGCAGACTTAGGGAATGATTTTACTCCCGCAGTAAATGCACACCACGAAACGAACGATTGGCACCAAGGTTGAAAGTTAACCTTCATCCATGCACCGTACTTTGTTTCGTTATCTTTAGGGCCTTCAATTGTTCCCAATTCTTTCTTTGCAACCTCAATGATTGCTTCTACTGAACCTTTTGCTGCCATGATATTCCTCCTTGTAGGTATGACAATACTATTATATCACGCTGCCCCACCTGGCCTCGATCCAGGGACATCCGAATTAACAGTTCGGCACTCTACCAACTGAGTTATAGGGCAAGGCAGGCAGTTTTTGTCATACCCAGGACAACTACTTAATTTCTGCTATATGTGCCCCTGTTTGCTGATTGAAGTTTATTATTAACTCTAATCATTTGGCTAAGAGATACTTTTTTAAGAGAGTTTAGATACTCTTGAAAAGTTTTATATGTATTATTTTTAACATATGATGACGATGCAACCACAGTTGCTGTTGAAGTTCCATAGATATCTGTTGCAGAACCGTCGTACTTGGTAACTCTTACTTTTGTAAGGGCAACAAGATCAAGACCAGTTCCTGTATTTGTCGACATTTCAAGTAGATTTTCTGTTGCCAATGCTCCTACGCCAATGACTCCAGGGACACAGGCTGGAAAACCAACGAAATCATTTCTTTCATCATTTCCAGTAGCAATAAATGTAGGAATATTTGTTGCATTTAGTTGTGACACTTGGTTTACAAATGGATTTAAAATTGATGGAGTTGTACATCCAGGATGAATAGATACTACTTTAACCCTATTGATCATCTCTGTACGAACACCAGACTGGCTTATTGATACAGCATCAATACTATACTTTGATGCATTTTTATTTACCCAGTCTAATGCACTAAGAATGGTTGATCCATTTTCTGGCTGACCTGAGTTTCCTAAAGATGTAACATTATGCACTCTAATAAAAACAATCTTAATATTTGGATTAGTTACAAGTGCTGCCTTTACCATTGCATCTCCGTGGTATGTTCCAGAGTTTATATTTGTTGGCCATGGTGCACTTGCTGCTCCCTTGCCCTCCATAAATAGTTCTCCGTTAGGGCAAGACATATTTTCTTTTGGATTTGTTGACTTTACTGTAGTAAAACAAACCTCGTGAATAATTGAATTAAATTTTGCTGAGTTAATTGCAGAATCAATAATCGCTAAAACTTTTTGATCTTCTGCTTGTGCTGGCTGTGTTACTGTGATTAGTAGTACTGCTGATAGTATTGCTAGTAGTGCTTTTTTCATTTTATCTCTTTCTGTTATTGTTATTGTCTGATTTTTAAAACTACTTGGCATGGGTCTCCGCCTTCTTCCCATTCTTTTTCTTCTTCTTCTGTCATAAAAGGATCCGACTCGTGTGTATTGCAGAATGGTTCTGATACCCATCCTCTTTCAATACCGTTTTCAAGCCAGATCTCAAACTCGTCAAAGTCTGATTCCATATTCTGAATATCTTTTAATATCTCTTCAAATTCTTCGCTCATATATAAAGTATATCCTTAAAGGCTAACGATGTCAACTGGGCCCATACAAGATGGGTTAAATTTAATTGCTGCTGATACTGCTTGTTGCACTCTGTTCCTTGCATTTTTTTGCTTATCTGTTGCATATAAAACCCCATAGGCATATTCTGCACCAGAGCCCATAGCAAGATATGGAAGTGTATATTTAGATAAAGACATATCTGCAGAACTGTGTTCATAGATTTCACCACGAACTGCAATGATCAAACCAAGGTCTCCATCTTTAGATGTATCAACCCAGAACTCATTATAAAATTCTTTTAGTTCTTTAATAAATCTGGTTTGCATAAACTTATCTGTATCTTTAATGTTGGGTGGTGTTGGTTTAAAATTATAACGGATTCTTTCTCCGTCCATTGATCCAGCATATCCAATTAAGTATGGACCTATCTTCCAAACCTTTGGGGCATCAAGTGCTAAAATAGTTCCATCATCTGAAGCACCACGATCTCCAGCCATATAAATTTTGTCGTCGTGTTTTACTACAGCAATACAGGTCATGATGAAGCCCTCTCCAGATAGGTGATACTCAAGTATACCATTACCCAGAGAGGGCTGTCAACTACCGTCAATAATGACTAATTAGCCTTTTTATCTACCGTTTTAAACGCATCATTGATCTCTGCCAATGTGAGTTTTCCATCGTCCAAAAAAGCCCTTGCCAGCCTTTCAATGACTGTTGCTACGCCTAATAGTCCTGCTAAGAATACTGCTTGCATTGTGTCAATTCCAACTACTGCTCCAGCACCAAGTACTGATAGGCCAGATGCTGCAAAAACTGCTACGATTCTCATCAAAACATTTGTTAATGCCTTTTGTGGGTGCTCCTTCTTCGGAGGCTCTACTACCTTTTTAGTTGCCATATTTAGTCCTCCTCTCTATTTCTGATTGGACTAGTTAGTATCCATAATGCTGTTGTTGCCATGATTCCATAACCAACAACAGTTTTTGCACTACCGTCCAAAACAACCCAAGCAATAAACATACCAAGAAGGGTCCATGCTTGGTCTACCATATCTTTTAGGATATTCTTTATTATTCTTACCATTTTCTACCTCCTCTTGAACCTGGTGAATTGGAGCCAGAAGCGCCACCTCCACCAGAATTTCCTCCTCCTGTGCTTCCACCTGTTGCAACGGCTGCTGCATTAATTGCTGCACCTGCTGCTACTACTGTTGCTATAACCATATCTGTTGCTTCTTCTCTTTCTCCTTCAGTCATATCTGCACCAATACTTCCAAGGGCTGCTAAGGCTGCACCTGGATCAGTAAAGACTGCTTCTAATAATGCCCCTGGATCTTGAACTAATTCTACATTTGCTGCAACCTCTGCTGTAATTATTAATACCTCGCCAGATTCAGATGTTCTTAGTTCAATTGGTGTTTCTGCTGGAAGATCTGCATAAGATACTCCAGATGCCTGAACCTCTGCTGCTGAAATAGATTCTCCTGGCTTAAGGTTTTCTATCAATGCTGCCACTACAATTTCTGTTTGTTCTTCAGTTAATTCTTTTCCTTCTTTAGCCTCTGCAATTATTTCTTTTAATTCTTCTTCTTTTGCTTCTTCTTCAGCCAACGCCTCTTCTAATTCTTTTGCCTCTGCTTCTGCCTTTGCTTTTGCAATGGCCTCTTCTTCTGCTGCTATACGCTCAGCCTCTGCCTCTGCCTCTGCCGCAATTCTTTCTTCTTCCGCTATGCGCTCTGCTTCTATGCGTTCTGCCTCTGCTTTTGCCTCTGCTTCTGCTTTTTCTTCTGCTGCTTTAATTTCTGCTGCAACTCGATCTGCTTCTTCTTGGGCTTCTATCTCTGCTTTAATTCTTGCTGCTTCAATCTCCGCCTCTATGCGCTCTGCTTCTGCCTTTGCTTCTGCTTCTGCCCTAACTCTTTCTGCTTCTTGTGCTGCTTGAAGTGCTGCAATTCTTTCAGCCTCCGCTTGCGCTGCTGCTGCTTGTGCTGCAATTAATGCTGCTGTCTCTGCCTGTATTCTTGCTGCTTCTGCTGCTTGCGCTGCTGCTTGCGCTGCAGTTGTTGCAGCAATTTGTGCTTCGGCTTGTGCTTGTGCTGCTGCTAAGGCTGCTGCTTGCGCTGCTGCTTGCGCTGCTTGTGTTGCTGCTAACGCTGCAACTTGTGCTGCAATTTCTGCTTCAGTTGGTCCAGTAGGTGTTGTTACAGTTGTTGTTTCAGGTGTAGGTGTTGTTACAGTTGTTGTTACAGTTGTTGTTTCAGGTGTAGGTGTTGGAGAAGGAGTCGGTGTTGGGGTTGGCGAAGGCGTAGGAGTGGGGGAAGGTTCAGGTGCAGGTGCTACATATGTAGAACCAGTAACAACATTTGAATTTGAAGAGTAAAGTGCAAATGTATCGTTATCTGATCTAATATGAAATGACCAGACTGTTCCTGCTGGCATAAGTCCATTTAGCAAGGAATGATCAATTGTTATTGTTGTGTTTAAAGAATTTGGTCCGCCAACATTTCCAGTTGCAATTCCCCAACCATTGCACCCAGAACAATTAAAACTTATTGCATATCTCTCTGGCTGTGTGTTACCAGTATCTGGTGCTTGCCAAGATAGAACAGTTGATGTCTCATTGCTAGATATAGTTAAATTTCTTGGAGGTCCTATTGTTTTTACTACTGGTGCTGCTTGTGAAGTAAATGCTGATGCTGGAATGATCTGCATTGATCCAGATTGATCCCAGTTTAAAAATACGTTTGCTCCACCACCATTTTCATAGTACATTAATTCTATTGTTTTAGGGACTCCTGCTGTAAAGGCTATTGGGGCAGTTGTAGTTCCTCCACCACCTTTGTCTACCCAGTCACTTGCTACCAGTATGCCATCAACATACAGTTTTGTTCCGTCGTCTGCTGTTGCTAAAAATGATATGTCTTGAGTAGAATCGCTTCTAATTGACCCAGTAAATCGTACGATAACATCCTCTGAAGGGCCACCTAATACACTACCAGAACCCCACTGGAAGTCAATGTTAGGGACATTAGTCGTGACGACTGGAGAGGCTCCCTGGGGTATGTATGGAGAGCCATTTTGTCCTAGTACATTATAGACTTGAGCAGTCAAGCCTTCTGCTGCGTGGGCTTTATCAATTATTAAAAGCAGGGGAAATAGAGCAAGCGATAGTACCAATGCTACTCTTAATAATTTTTTAATTCCTCTTCCCCCTCGCAGACTTAATGTCTGATAGGGCTATTATAGCATTTTTTTTATACAAAAAAGGGGCTACCATAATTGGCAACCCCTTTAGTGTTGGATTAAGTTACTTCTTTAGAGCAACCTTAGCCTTTGGATTCTTTGCATTCCATTTTGCAGCCAACTTGTTATAGTCAGCCTTTGCTTTTGCTGCTGCTGCATCTGAAGCAGTCTTTGCATCTGCAAGTGCCTTATCTGAAGCAACCTTGTCTGCTGCACGACCAGCCTTTTCTGTTGCAAGTAAGTTAGATGCTGCCTGTGCATCAAGTGCACGACCAGCCTTCTCTGCTGCAAGTTGTGCAGTTAGTGTTGCGATTGTTCCATTAAGGTCTGAAACAACGAATGACGCTGTTGCTGCCTTAGTTGGTGCTGGAAGACCAGCAACTGTTGCTGCTGATGCAACACCAGTAACGACAACCTGAATTGTTCCTGCTACTGCTGTAGCAAGTGCTGCAGTCTTTGATCCAACTACTAGAGTTGAGTCTGCTGCTCCTTCTGCTGTTGTTGTAGTAACAAGAGTCTTTGTGATTGAACCATCAGCAAATGTGGATCCGATTACTGTAGCAGTAATTGTCTCGCCTGTTGCAATTAAGTTTCCAAAAACATCTGTTGCTGAAACTGTGATTGTTGGAATTGTTCCAACTGCTGTTGCTGAAGGAACTGAAAGTGCAACATTAGATGCTGCTCCTGCTGTTCCCTTAATAAATACGATTGTTGAATATGAACCATTTGTAATGGTTACTGATCCAACTGCTGTCGTAGTTGTGTATGCATAAACTGTAACTGCTGCTCCTGCAGATGTTACTGAAAGAGTTGAAACTCCTGAAGCAACTGTCTTTGGTGCATCGGTTGTGTGTAGTGCTGTTACCAACTTGACTGTTGATGAAGCAGCAAAAGAAACGATTGTTCCTGTGTCTGCTGTTGCAGCAAGTGCTACAGATGTACCAGATGTGATCTGGTTTGCAGATGGTACTGCAACTGTTGCAGGTGCTGCGCTTGTTGTTGCGTTAGTAACTGTTGCAACTGTAACGGCCAGAGGTGCTGCCGAAGAAGGTGCTACAGAAAGTCCAACGATTGCTAGGGCTGCAGCAGTAGCAATTGAGATTTTCTTAAATGAATTCATTTTATTCCTTTTCTTATTTATAGTAGATTTAGTCTATCCAGATAATCTTTTACATCATCTGGCATAGGTTTATATTGTATCACATTGTTACTATTACTGTCAAACTGCTTAGGTCTATCACTAATAGTATGAACCTCAACCACTTGGTTTTGATCTTTTGGGGTATGCGATATTGCCCCAAATATTGCTCCACACACAGCATCGGCCAAGTCTTTTGACTTTTTGCGTGGGTGGTCAACTCTATTATTTTTCATAATCTTTAACTGTGTTAGTTCATCAAACAAAAGTTCAATTGCTGGCATAGCAAGTCTTTCTTCGTATACAAGCATAGCCATATCCTCATAATGCTTTTTAGCAACAGAAACAGTATCAGTTCTCATTCCAACCTGCTTCAATTCATTTTGAATATCAAATGATTGCCAACGGTCAAATGAAACCATTCCAATATTAAAACCAAGTCTTCTTAAGTTCTGAATCCACTGCTTTACTTCTGATAGATTAACTGGTCCTTCAATCTTTGGCTCCCACCAGGCTACTGCATCTACTACTACAATGGGTGCTACTTGTTCGTAGTTATTAATTACCTGGATATTTACCCACTTATCTACGTGAGCAATTGCTACCGCACACTTATCGTGCTTTTGTGCAAGGTCTGCGTGTACATAATAAACCTTGTCTGGATCAGGCTTAAACGATTCATCAAACCTTTTAAAGTTATCTACTGGGTTTCTTAATGTCATACAAGATCTTATTTTTTCTACCTGTTTAAAAAATGCATCAGAGGCAAAGGTTGGAACACACGCAAAGCGCATCATTGCATCTCCAAGGTCTGTCATAAATGCAATCATAAAGTCGTCAATCTTGCGTGTAGGGTTTACTTCCCAAGTGGGTCTTTTTAATGCGAATACACCTGGGTACTTGTATGAAATAATTTGATCTTCATCCCAGGAAATTTCAAACGAGTTGTCTGGACTGTCTTCTGGCAGTAGTGGGTTAATAGTAAACTTGTGTGTTCTTTCTATTACTTCTTTTTCAGCAATAACATCATCATATTTTTCTGAAATAAAGTCTCCTGGATATCTTGGGAAGGAAAGCAAAACAACCTTGCCAAGGTCAGGGAAACGAGAGTCTACTGAGCCACGAAAGGCTTTATAAATATTATCAGCAGTCTTTCCTTGTTCGTTTCCTGTATTAACTTCAGATGCAAAACCAGAAATCTCATCAAGAACTGCAAGAAGAAGGTTTAGACCTTCGTGTGATTCTCTTTCTGAGTGACCAGAGTAAACAGTAATTGATTTATCAAACTCAACAGAGTCAGCCTTTGCATAATACTTTCCAATAAACCAAGGGGACCTTTCAATCTTAGACTTAAAACCTTTAAAGAAAACATTCTTAGCCTGTTGTGCGTTAATAGCCACATTAATAAGGTCAATAGCATCTCCAGATGGCTTACCAAAATACTTTGCTGGGTCTTTAAGGCATAGAAGTTTGTATACAATGTATGCACAGGCTACTGTTGATACGAAGTCTTTTCCAGATCCCTTGCCAAGTTGCAGAATGATTTCGTTCTTTGTGTACTTATTGTAATACTGTATACCCTTTTCCTCACCCAGAATATTGATTACATCTTCTTTACGATAGATCTGGCTCATTGCCTCAACGATATCGTACTGAATATCTGACAATGGAGGCTGTCCAAGGTATGCCTCACCTTCAACAAATGTTCTTGCGTCTACAGGCATCTCATTAAAGTGGTCGTCCTGTAGTGCTTCTAAGAACTCATTGAACATCGTGGACAACTGTAATCACCTCATTGTCTTTTGCAAATGCAGACAATCTTCTCATAATTTCATCACGAACTTGTGGGTATTCAGATGCAATATCTTTTAAAATAAGCACAAGAATCTCTTGGCGTTTTTCAATTTCCATCATTTCTTCTGCAAGTTCTTTGTTCTCAAGAAGACCAGCCTTCTGTAACATATCAATACGCTTTGATTCTATATCCATAACAAGTTTAATGGCAGCAGTTTTTGCGCTAAGATTATTTGTCATTGATGCTTCATCAATAACTTCGTAAGTACGAGATACTAACTTGCTATAGTGTGTATCTGCTGCTGCAAGGGCTTCTTTTGCACGAGCACGGATAGCATCATTAGCAGATGCCATTACCTTCCACTCATTAATAAGTGTTACAACTTTTTGTCTTGGAATAGCAAGTTGCTTTGAAATGACTGTTGGGTCATTACCTTTTAAATACTCTTCAACAACTTGATTAACTTGATCAAGGTGCTTTACTAAATCATCTTCAGTTGACATACTTGCCCTCTAGTCTATTGATTTCATCTTTGATATAAAAGATTGCCTTTTCTAAATCCTGGATAGTCTTTGACTCATCCTTGAGTCCTGCTCTCCAAAGGTACTTAAAAGCATTACCAATATTAAAATTGCGGTGGCGAGTAATCTCAATACACTCAATACCAGAAGGATCTGATGTGTAGTGTAATGGATTGTTGACTTGATCAACTGTAATGTTTAGATTATCACTCATAGTCTTCCTCTTCATCAAGTTCCCAATCAAATGCTTCTGGAATTCCTTTTAATACAGCAAATGCAAAACCAAAACCAACTGTACCTGCTACAGCAAGTGCTATCAATGTCTTTTCAAATTTATTCATCGCTTTGACTTCCTTAATCCAAATTTAGCAAGGTAGACGTAGATAGTTTCAACACTTGATCCACACTCCTTTGCAATTTCTTCTGGAGACTTCTTATCCACAAGATATCTCTTACGCATAAAAACTTCTGATGTATATAGTTTAGCACTCATGATATTAATTGTCAACTTCTTTCTCAGTAATATCATAGTTAAACCTATCAGAATTTTCCATAATCCATTTATCTTGATTTTCGACATCATATTTTCTTTCATTAATTATTCTATCAATCAAGTATTCTTTTTCAAGTGTAAAAGATGGCTCGTATATTCGAACTCTATTGTTGGGCTGTATTGCAAAATTTCCATCATCTCTTTGAATTACGTGACCACATTTATGATCTGCAGGGCTTTCAGAATACCCATCATCTAAAACATTTGTATCTGGATTATGCCAGTCTAATGTGAATAGGTAGGTTCCTTTGTGCATTGTTTTTGTTCTATCTATATAAGACATTCTAAGATTGGTTAGATTTTCAAATTGCGTTACAGCAATGTGATGGCTAAAAGAATTCCACAAAACTAAATTATGCAGATCAACTTCAGGGATACCTGGCTCTGTACAAAAAGCAGAGATTGGAAGTCTCCACCATAGTCCACCATCTGGCATCATAATATGAAACAGTGGGCTTCTAGACTTTAAACTTGAAACACCAAAGACTACACATTCAAAGTATTTGTCGTGGCTATCTCGGTGATTTCTTAAATAGTTGCCTCTCACATAGCAATGTATAGGTGGTATGTTTGCATTTAACTCTGGCATTATTCAGCCCCTCCTACTGCTTTATTCCAATTTTTAATTGCCCAATGACCAATTCCACAGGCATCGGCAACATCATTATCTGTTATTGTCCTATCATATTGCAAATTAATAAAATTAATTGTTCTTTGCTTTCTTAGTTCTCTTTCGTGTGTTTTAAGCCACGATTCTGACTTCCCTGGATTTTGTGACTTAATAAATAGTTTTTCATCCTTAGATATCTTTTTGTTTCCAATAAAGTTTTGCCAAGTAATTGGAGCAACCTTACCTATAACCTTAGTTCCAGACTGCCCCGCTGAGCCAAGAATTGCTCCTTGAACTAAAGCCAGGTCTGCTGCCGTCTTGGGACTATTCATAAATACAGTATGCTCAATAACTATTGCCTCAAACCCACCATACATATCAAGGAATAGTTTAACCTTTTGACCTGCATCCATAACCTTTTCGTAGGTGTCTTTTCCTTTAAAGTTGATCTTGCCTACTGATTCCAAAGTTTTTTCTTGAGTATTAAAAATAGCAAAGGCAAGACTATTAGTGCTTGCATCTATAGCACAAATAGTTTTTGGAAGTTTAGTTCCTATTGCCTCTGCTAGTTTCATTTTAAATTATCCTTAATTTCCTTTAGTGCTTTTGCTACATCAGAAGGATTTACATTACATTTCACACAAAGATTTTCATCATTATATATTGATAAAGCCTCTTTACACGACTTGCAATTTCTTTCCTTGCCTTTTCTTTTTTGTCTTCTAGAAATTATATACCTTGCAGCAATTTTTTCTTTTGTTGAAAGGTCTCTACATTCTGGTGAACAATATATTTGATAGACAATCTCTGTTTGAAATTCTCTATCACACCATTGACAATGCTTCATCTATAGGCTCCAAGGACTTTAGTTTAAAGTCTCCCTTACCAGCATCTGCACAAGCCTTTTTAATAGGACATGATTTGCAAATCTTTGAATTAGAGCGATAGTTCTTTTCAGGCAGAGTTCTGTCGACCCAAGCCTTACGAACTGATCTCATCCATTCAAACGTCTGGTCTACCCACCGACGATAATAATCATTTACTTCTACTGGAAGAATAAGCAACTCGTGATTGTTTTTATTTTCATAAATAAGAACTGCTTTAGGCTTCTTAAGAATTTTCATATAGATAAGTAACTGTACTAAATGACCAGTCTTTGGTTTCATATGCGCCTTGCGGTACTCAAAACCCTCATTCATCATTGTTTTAATTTCACCAAGGAGTTCTTCTCCCTGCCAGTTAACAATAACATCCCCATACCCAAAAATTGGAGGATCATTATTTGTTATTTTAAATTCTGAATCAACAAGGAAGTCGGGAACATTGCCCATTGCTTCCTGAATTCTTTCGTGAGACTTTGTTCCTGCAGTCATATTGGCTGCACTGTATGGTGTTGCATCATCTTCAAACATTTGTCCGTCAAAAGCAAGGTACCAATATCTTGGACACTCTCCGTGCCCATAGGCAATAGTTGATGGTGCAAAAGTCTTCTTTTGCGTTTGTTTTTCAATACGATTAACAGTATATCCAGACTGAATTTTTTCAGTCAAACCAGCAACATCTATTGAGTGTACTGGTGGTTTTTCCTGCTTAACCATAATCTGCTGTAATAAACTTTTTGTCATTTTTTACTCGTTTCTATTAGTATAAGTATAGCAGATTAGCGTGTGATGTACTTGAGTGCTGAGACTAAATTATTAAGTGATTCTGCTGCTGTGTAATATAGATTCTTTTTACCACGATCTGACTTGTCAACATTAGCCATCCAGGTAGCCTTAAATGCCATCTTTGCTGCGATTGCCTGAAGCCTTACGATCTCTACGTGAGCCACATTAATTGGGATGTCTGGCTTAATAATTAGTTTAGCAATCATTGTGAGTGCAACGGTAAGTTCTTCATCCTGCATATAGTCTGCAATCTCTGCAAGACCATTTACCATATCTATTGTTGTTCCTTGTTGTTCCATTATTCCTCCACTAGATCTTCTAATATACTCATCTCAATTATAGCAAGTCTGACTTTAGAGTTACCCTCGCCCATTACCACCACAATGGCTGGATCCTTGCCATTTTTCATTGCATCAGTAGTAGCCTTTGCCCAAACCTCTTTATTTAATGTAAAAGACTTTCCAACCTCTTTAAAGTCAACCACAAAATTTTTCCAAGAAGCATCACCCTTTTGGGTATTACGACCAGAGTTTTTGTGCTGCTTAGCACCTATTCTCTTAGACTCACTCTTCTCCGTCAAAATCCTTCTTCTTTCTTCTTCCAAGATAAACCTTGCTTAGATGTTTATCTTTACACATCCAGGTCATTTCTTTTGTTTCTGCATAAAGTCTAAGAGATGTGACTTCTACTTTGCAGTTATGACAAATAAACTTTCCGTGATAGACAGTATAACTAGGCATTTAGTTTTGCCTTGATTGATTCTTGCAAGTCAAGATCCTCTCTTACACGATTAACAAATGCTTCTTTACCCTGGACTTTTGTGCCATCAGGAAGTATGTACCAAGCACCTGTGCGCTCTACGATACCATTTAGTTCTGCGGTAGTAACCAAATCACCAATGGTATCAAGACCAATATCGTCACCTCTAAAATAAAAATCATACTCACCAGACTGGAACCCTGGAGAGGTTTTGGAGAACTGTAGTTCCCACTTAATAGTTCTACCAATCTTTTCTTCAATTAATTTATCTCCTACCTTGATCTTTCCCTTAATCGCTTGATTGTCTGACTCTGAAGAAAAGAGTTTAACAATACATGAGGAATAAAACTTAGTAGCCTGACCACCAGAAGGCTGCTGGCTAGTATACATAGCATTGATATTGTTACGAGACTGAGAAATAAGAACAAGCAAAGTTGGCTTAACTTTATTGTTTGCATAGTTAAGCATTTTCCATGCGTTACTAAAGTCACGGGATTCTGCTCCAATCTGTTTAGTGTTTTCTAAGGCTTTCATTTCATCTGTATCTTTTTCAAAATAGATTGCTGGAAGCATTGATGTGATAGAGTCTACAACGATTAGGTCTACGCCAGCATTCATTAATCCTACGCCAACATCTACCATATCACTAATAGTTCTTGCTTGTGAGTAGATTAGTTTTTCTGGGTCTACCCCCAAAGTTCTAGCCCAGTCTTCAGAGTATGACATCTCTGAGTCAATCCAGGCACATAACTTACCCTCTGCTTGCGCTAGAGCAATCATCTGAAGGCACATAGAAGACTTTGCAGAAGACTTTGAACCCCAGATAAGAACTTGTCTGCCATAGGGAAGCCCACCACCAAGTGCACGGTTTAGTCCATAACTAGGGGTAGGCTGGTACTCATAATTAACACCAACTCCACTACCCAATCTTTTTCTCAACTTAGGATCAAGTTGTGCTAACGCTTCTTCTATACTAACTGACATGTACATCCTCCAATGTTACTGTTCCGTCTTTTGTTTTTCCAAAACTAAATTTATAAGATTTTCCTTCTTCTATATGCATATATGCTTTTGCAAAAGATGTAGGAAAAACTGTAATAGAATGAAGATCTCTTGCAGTATCTGCCAATGTAAGAGATGCCATCTTCTTTCCAGTCTTTGTAATTCTTGGTTTAAAAGAAACTACAAACATTTCTTCATCCTTGTATGGCAGTTGCTTGTAACTTAAGAACTTCACAAGAGCATGAGATGATTCTTTTATTTCATCAGAAGGTATGAAAGATACAATCCTGTTGTCATTACAAAGAACCAAGTAAGAACGACCAGTCTCAATAGTCGTATTTTCATCATCAAATATACCGACGCTGCCAGTTTTGTCCAAAATTTCAACTCGTGACCATCCTGTTCCCCTTTTAATTGATTTTACCATACCCATAAAAATGTATGATCCTTTTTCTTCAAAGTCAACAATATCCTGAATGAAAGCATAGTAGTGAGAAGGTATTGTAATATTAAACTCTGGAAGGTTTAAGTACTCATACAGGTTCTCTTTAATCTCCTGATCATTTCTAGGATTATCATTAAATGTTGCTGCACCAATTACTCTAAGTGCTTGGAGTGCACGAGAGTTTACTCCGTTGCCCTTGGTAAATGTAAATTCTTCAAGTTCTTTGTACGAATTAAATGGTCGTGCTGCAATATATCTTTCTGCAATTTTATCAGATATGAACTTGATAGCAGTGAGTCCAAACCGAATACCCTTACCCTCAATTTTAAAATCGATATCCGAATCGTTAATGTGAGGTAACTTAACGCTAATACCCATTCTTTTTGCTTCAATAAGATATTCAGTTCTTGCATCCTTATCCTTTTCATTCTTTAGCACTGAGTACATAAACTCAAGTGGATAATAATACTTTAGCCACGCTGTCCAGTAAGATAGAGTTGAGTATGCTACTGCGTGTGACTTATTAAATGAGTACCCTGCGTGAGCCTCAAAGTCATGCCATAAGTCACGAGCAATGTTTGGAGAGACAAACTTAGAGGCACCCTCTACGAACTTCTCTTTAAACTGATCAAATTCTTTAGCATCTTTTTTCTTGCCAATGATCTTTCTAACCTTATCTGCTTCCGACATGGACATACCGCCAAGGTGTACGCATGCTTGCATAACTTGTTCCTGGTAAAGAATACAGCCATAAGTGTCCTCCGTAAATTGTTTTAGTACTTGGTGAGTATAAGAAATATTTTGACGACCATGTTTACGATCAACATAGTCTTTTCCGATAGTATTCATTGCACCTGGACGAACAAGAGCATTAGATGCTGCAAGTTCATTTAGATTCTTGACACCCATCTTAACAAGAAGGTTTGTGTATGGTGCTGCTTCACATTGGAATACGCCTTTTGTATATCCGTCAGACAACATCTGATAAACATTTACATCATCCATCTTGATTTTTAGAAGATCTATCTTTTTACCATCTCGCTCTTTGATTATGTCAATTGTATTCTTAAGAACAGATAAAGTCTTAAGACCAAGTGCATCAATCTTAATTAAGCCAATTCTCTCAGCCTCTTCCATATCAACACCTACAACAGGAATTCTTTCATCAGAGCCAGTAGATGATCTTGTTTCAAGTGGTGCGTATCTAAAGATTGGTTCCTTTGCAGTTACAACACCTGCTGCGTGAATACCTGTGCCACGAATGCGACCACGAAGTTGTTCTCCATACACTTCTACCTCTGGATACTTTTCACGAAACTCTCTTGTTGATTTTGAAGTACAGAAATCATCCCAAGTATCTACAGTCTTTAATACTTTATTGACATCTGATAGAGGAATGTTGAGCACTCTTGAAACATCTCTAACAATTCCCTTGCCAGTAAACTGAAGGAAGGTAGCAATAGATGCAACATGTCGATACTGTCTAACAAGATAGTCTTTTACTTCTTCACGACGAGTATCCTGAATATCTGTATCAATATCTGGAAAGTCATTACGCTCTGGGTTAATAAAACGGAAGAACAAAAGGTTGTGCTCAATAGGATCAATGTCTGTAATCTTTAGTGCATAACAAACAAGAGAACCAGCAGAAGAACCACGACCTGGACCGACCATAATCTCTTCTTTCTTAGCCCAGTTGATCATGTTGCTTACAACAAGGAAGTATGGAGCAAACTTTTTATCCTTAATAATCTGCAACTCTTCTTCAAGTCTATCAAGGTACTCTTGGTTTTCTGACAAACCTCGCTCTACCAAACCTTCAAGTGCAACCTTTGCAAGTTCTTTATCAGGACTTTTGTACTGTACTGGCAATAGGTTTAGTCCTTCTTGAATGCCATAGTCTCCGACTGTCTCTGCTAATAGGAGTGTGTTTGAGTATATGTCTGGTCGATCAATACCCTGCGATTCCATCGCTGCCTTAATCTCTTCGTATGAAAGCAGGTGGATATCAAACTTATTAAATGTAATCTGACGGTCTTCGCCATATAGATAGTCAAGGCGTTCCATCATACTGCCTTTTTTCTTTGACTTTTCATATGTTGCATCTTTTACGAACTTGCCGTGTGTATTCATAAGCAACTTAAACTCTTGAACTTCTTTTTGTGATGGATCAACATGGTGGCAGTCTGGTGTAACAATAACTTTAATGCCAAACTCGTCTGCAAGTTCAATTAAGTACTTGTTGATATGTGCTTCGTTGTGAGGCATAACCTCAACATAATAGTCATCACCAAAGCGCTCCTTAAACCAAGTCAAATACTTCTTAGCAATAGCAAACTCTTCTTCTTCAAGTGCTTTAACTAAAACGCTGCTTGGACAAGCAGAAGAAACAATAATTCCCTCTTTGTATTTTTCTAATATCTCAAAGTCAAATCGTGGCTTCTTAAAGAAACCATCTGTCCAAGATAGTTCGCTAATCTTATTAAGGTTTTCTAAACCAATTTGATTCTTGGCTAGAAGGATAATGTGGTTGTAGACAAGATCTTGCTGACCTTCTCTTTCAGACTTATCTCTTTTATCAGATATGTCTGAACACATATATCCTTCTAGACCTAGAATTGGCTTAATGCCCTTTGCTTTTGCAATACGGTGCAGTTCCCTATGCCCAGATAAAGTACCGTGGTCAGTGATGGCAATTGCTGGCATCCCTAACTCAACTGCACGGTCAAC